AACTGCAGCCTTGTCTACTCTAAATGTAGGGTTTACGTTTGCTACTTCAGTATTCAATCCATATGCAGCACCAAATCCCCAAGTAAAATACCAAAGACCATCTACATACCAACCCCACTGATTATTGAATGGGCATAACATATAGTTCTCTCCATCAATACGAGACAAGTCTAGCTTAGATGTTCCCTGTAACGCATTACCTTGGTCATCAAATAAAATCTGATACTCATCATCCTGCAAGAATTCAATAGATGAATTAGCTTGAGGATTCTCAGTCATTGGGTATAAGTTACCACCCCAGAATAAAGATACACGAACATAGTTCACGTAATCAGGAGGCAAGATAAACTTAAGGTCATGTCCAACTTCTAACTGCAAAGCATTAATCTGACGATTACCATCGTAGTTTAATTCTTGTACAGCTCTTTTAGCGTGGAATAATACCTTGTATCTGTTGATGTTATTCAACAAATCGCCATCATCTGTATACATTAAGATGAAGTTATTCACAACATCACCTAATGTTACATTCTGATACGTGCCCCAATTGGCATCGGTGGGTGTTACCCCATCATTGGTATAATATTTCTCCTGATTCATTATTGTTGTTTTTGATCAGTGTATGCTTCTTCTGCTCTTGCCGCTTGAACCACATCCATTTCTCTAATGTTAACACCTGCATATTCACAAATCTTAACGACTAACTTAGGGAAGTCAGATATAGCCAACTCGAAATCTTGGTAGTCATTAGCCGATTGATTAAACAAAGGGCTACCGTTAACTACTGTATAAGTCCATTTAGGATCTAACGGGTATCTAACGTAATAGATATTAATGTTATCCGTAATGGTATTCGGGTACACAGTAACTTGATTACCTTGCATAACATACGTAGGGTATGTTTCTGTAGGTGCCGTTAAATTGGAATTAAGCAAATAATATAATTTACCTTGGTCCACATGAGTAACCTCTTTACCATTATAGTATAATACATTTAATAAGAAAAAGTTTGCAGGTAAGTCGAATCTACTATCTCCTGAATTGTATACTAAGTCTTCGTTCTTAGAGAAATAGTCAATAGTTTGGTCTATTTGCTTAGTGATATCGGAGTACCCACTGGTCTCCATACCCTTCATATCTTTTATCTTAGCCTGCTGAAAGTCAAAGAAGTATTGTTGGAACAATTCTAACTGAGCTTGCTTTGCAAAGCTGTTGAATTCTTCTGGTGTAATAAACCCATTATTATCCTTGTTGATAATATTTAGGACAGTATTTCGTACGGAATTTATCATAATGACAAAGATAATAAAAAAAGGGCACTCAGTGTGCCCCCTTAATTTAGCGATATTTTTTAGATAGTAACTCGTAGATATCTAAACCATCATTGCTTTGGAGCCATGACACGAGTAGTTTTGCTGGGTCTTCTCCAAATGGAACTCCCATTAACTTATTCTTATTGTCAGGCAGGTTAAAGAAGATGTCACGTTTCTTATTCTTCAATACAAACGTTCCATCTTGCAATGCTTTAGCTGCGATATCATTCAACTTAAGCTCAGGATCATTTAACATGTTCATGAATTCGTAAGGATGATTACGTGCATATAAAATTAAGTCACGTCTCAATTCCTCTGTAGTTAAACGATCAACACGAGCACCTAATAGTACACGTCCTAATGCATCAGCTGTATTGATATCTAAATCACGTGCAGCAAGTTGTGCATCCAATTGAGAGTACATAACCTCAATCTGATTGTTTGCATCTCTTTGAGTATCAACCTCTTCGAATAACACACCATTGTCTGGGTGGAATTCTAAAAATTGTTGTAATACTTGATTGTACTTATTAACAGCTAATAAACCATCTTCAAAGATGATTGGCTCTAAAATGAAGTTACCATCTTGCTCATCTTCAAATGGAGACTTTTGGTTAACTGCATAGCGTAAAGCTCTGTTAAGACCTTTAGAAGTATCAAAGTACAATAAAGATTTGTTTCTAGTATTTCTACTAGCAAGCATAAAGCTGATAGGGAATGTTTTTCTTTTAAGGACATAGACCTTGTCCTTTAATTCTTTCTGAGTTGACATTATATTTGATTTTAAAATTTAAACAAAATTAAATAAGGGGAGACCGAAGCCTCCCCCTAAGTTTACTAGTTCTCGAACAAGAAGAAGTTGTTCGCACCAAGAGTACATAAAGCACGCTCAGATAAGAAGTTAACCTCCATTGCATCTAAAGAACTTGTTTGAGCACCACCAGCAGAACCAGTGATCCAAGTTTTGTAACGACGATCTTCAGTTTCAGAAGCACGGTAACGTACGTGTAAGAACGGACGCTTTGCATTCTTTCCTAAGATTTGATCGTATACGTTAGTAGAACCTGCAGGTACCAAGATACCATTGATAGCTCCACCTACGATTCCACCACGAGTAGTTGCATCGTTTAAGTATTTCCAGTCAGTCTTGTAGAAATCGTATCCACGCTTAAAGCCTGTGAAACCTAAGTTTAACGCCATTTGCTCGCTGTTGTCGAATAAACCGTAAGAAGTACCACCTGAACCATAAGAGTTTTGTGATGCCAACATATCGTCGATATCAAAACCAAACTTACGGTTTAAGAAGATAACGTTCTCTTGGATTGCTCCTTGCTTATCAAGACGTTGGATGATAGAATCGAAGTCAGACAAAGTAGTTGGGTTACCACCTGCCCATACGTTTCCACGCTCAGCAACAGCATTGAATAAACCTTGAGTACCAGCAGCACCAGGTTGTACTTGAGAAGAAGCTACAGTTAAGTAAGTAGCAGCAGCTGAACCAGCTTCTGCAGGAACACCTTCAACCATTGACATCTCTAAGTAATCTTCGAAACGTAAACGAGTCTCGTGCTCAGACTTGATGTACCATAAGTAACCAGTAGCACCATTCTCAGAAGTTACTTCAACCCATCCGATTTGAGCCATGTCAGAACCAGAAACAGCGTACTTATCTTTGATGATAATTGGCTTGTTTTCGAAGAAGATATCTTGAGACTCTAAAGAACCGTCCATTCCTAATGAACCTTTAGTGAATTCAGAACCGTAAACGAATGCAGTAGAAGCAGTATCTACAGCGATTGATTGTCCTGAAGCAGCATAGTAAGCTACTGTGAAAGTGTTAGCAGTTGTATCTACTGCAGTGATAACCGCTTTGTCAGAAGCTGAACCAGCGTTTGCAGATAAGAATACAGTTTGGTTAACACGGAAGTTAACAGTAACATCTGCATCTTCAACAGTCCACACAGCTGTATCTTGTCCTGCAGCAGCAGCTGAAGTACAGTTTACATACTTAGTGTGTAAACGACCTTGCTCTGCCCATTTGATTAAGTCAGAGTTAGAAGGTAATTCTGCACCTACCATACGTAAGAAAGATGCAATAGAACGATTACCATAACGCTCGAATTCAGCCTCGTAAGTATCAGGAAGATACTGGTTTAAGAAATCGAAGTTAGTAATGTAGTTTGTAGGCAATGTTGCCTTTACCGCTGAGGGCTCTAATTGAAAGCCCGGGGTAGCTTGAACTGATCCAGCCATTGTTTTTGTTTTTTGGTTTTAGTTTTTTAAAGATTTAATCTTAAGTCTGTTACCATGGTCACTATCCAATGCTGTTACTTTAAACCCACCTTTATCGATATTTTGTGGAGCATTTCTAACGCTCATATCGATGTTCTTGCTTTGACGAACTGAGTCATCAATTGCATCTGCTTTGCCCATATCATAAAAGAATTTGGCCATTGCATCGGGGTTCATTGCCGCAGCAACTGTTTTGTGATACTGTTTAGCATCCTTAATAAATCCATTTTCATCAACAAAATTATTGAAGAATTTGGAAATGTCTGTTTGTTGAGCTTTCAGCTGCTCTGGAGTATTTGGCTTATAAGAAACTTCTTTATCTCCAACTTTGAAATCAAAACCTTTGAAATCATCAGAGAATAATTCGTTTGTTTTATTAACAAAATATTCCGATTTTTTGGAAGCCTCTTGCTGAAAAGTAGCAGTTTGGTCCACATATTGCTTGTAGGTATCGTAAGCCACTTTGTATTCCTCGGGAATTGAAGTCTCCATCCTCGACTCAAGGGGAGCTTTGTATTTTTCCTTTTGTTCCTCAAAGTACTTAGACGCCTTGCCAAGTTCTTTTTTTAATGCTAACTTTTTACGCTTAATATCTTTCTCTTCATCGATGTCTTCATCATATCCGAATTTTGATTCATATTCGAATGCGATATCCTCATCATCAAAATCAGGATTAATCTCACGCATGTAGTCAGCAAGAAGTCTTTCTGGGTTAACCTTAGAAAAATCCTGGTTAACACGATAGAAGTCTTCTAAACCACGCCCTGTCTCTTTCTTGAATTTTAAGAAAGCATTTACATCTTCAGGAAGTAATTCCTGTTGTTGTGGTTTCTCTACAAATAATTCATCCAAAGAGTTAACCTCCTTATTGAACTTTGTTTTTAAATATGAAAGAACGTCGTTGTCACCAAATTGTGGTGACTCAATAACTGGCTCAGATGCAGGTGTTTCTACAACAGGTTCCACAACCTCAGCCATCTTTTGTTCGTGCTCCTCAAGCAACTTTTGCTCGATTTCTTGCACAGACTTTTCTTCAAAGTCTACAAGTTTTACTTGAATATTATCCATTTAATTTAATTTAGTTGCACAAAAGTAATAATAAAATTTATCTTGGGTTGAATTGCTCCAAATCAAAGCCATCTAGTGAGTCTTCTTCTGATTCGAAGTTCATCGCTGGAAGGTCTTTTTGACGTTGTTCAATTAACTTAGATTGTTGAGTAGCTTGAAGTTTTGTGCGATCGTCTTTAGCTTTCTCTTTATCCATATCTAGCTGCTTAACCTTCTCTACTTCCATGCCTCTTAGTTGCATGTTATAGTTAAATTCAACAGCCATAAGTTGTTCTTTAATTTGTGCTTCAGCTTGCATACGTTGAATATCAAAATTCATCTGAGCTTGAGCAATTTGTGCTTTAGCCTGAGCCTCTGCTTGTACTTTTTGTAATGCAGATTGAGCTGCCGCTTGAGAAGATTGGATGTTACCCTGAGTTTGCATTTGAATCTTAGCTTGCTCATTCTCAATATCCTTCTTCTGCTTATCCTTACGCTTCATCTTAAGCAACTCGTTAGCTAACTTAAGATTCTTCATTTGACGGATATCAATAGCATCCTCAAGAGTGATTTGGTCACGCTGTAATGCCATCTGAATATTAGCCTCTAATTGAGCCTTCTCTTCTTCGTCAGGAGCAACCTCGATGAAAATACCAAAGTCGTGTAAGTATAAGTCTTTAATCTCCTCTAAAAGACCAACAGCATACTTACCAATTTGCATCGTAAACTCTTCTTTAAAGTCAGAGTATTCTAAGATGTCAGCAACACGAAGCGATAACGCTTCAGATAATCTACGAGTGATAAATAAACTTCCTTCTAAGATGTGGCGAGTTGCTG